CTTGTGTCTGCTGGGATTATCTGGACCACCGCAAGTATTATACAAGGGGTTTAAAAATGGATGAGTCCGCAAAACAAGTAATTGATGTAATGAGCGTAGGTACTATGCTAGGGGCACTCGGGTCACTGTTACCGCCTATTGCCGCCCTGTTTACTATTATCTGGACAGGAATACGTATCTGGGAAACAGAGACAGTACAGGGACTTAGGAACAAGGACAAAGACTAAGATATGTGGACAGCACTTATTGGCCCTATAGCTGGACTCGCTAAGACTTGGCTTAACAACAAGCACGAGCAGTCACAAGCTAAACACGTAGCTAAGATGGTAGTACTGTCGATGCCTCTGTTGGCTGTGTGTTACGGAGTTGCTATGGATGACTTGAGTATTATGCAGAGGGTAGGTATGGCTTTTGTTGAGCTAGACAAGTTACCTGATTACTACCAGTACTTGCTCTACGTAGCCGTGACTGCCAGCTTTGGTATACGTGGTGCTGACAAGTTAATGCAGATGAAGGGCGGTAAATAACATGGCTAATGGTTTATTTAATATTCAAGATGTTATTGATGACAACCCGTTTACTGGTGTAGTTGCGCCTAACCCTCGTGGAACAAGTGGTGTTATTCGTGAAACAAGCTCTATTCAGATACCTTCTGATCTTTTAATTGATACAGAAAAACAACGAGAATTTTTTGTAGACTTTTACAATCAATTTGGAGATAAGTTAGGAGGTAAAGGAGAAGCTGTAGGAAGGTGGATGGATGTTCTTGGTCAATATGCTGTAGGTGACGCTGAACTGTCTGATTTAGAAGCAGTAGACGTTAGTGACCTGATGGACATTGAAGGTTTTGAAGACTACTACTACGGTATTGTTCCTCGTCCATTAACTAAAGATACAACAGATACAACAACAGAAACAACCACTGATGCTGCAAGTCAAATATCAGATGAAGAAGCAATATCTGCTGTGTTAGCTTCTGTACCTGACAAACTTAAAGGTATTTTTACTGAACAAAATATCATGAAAGTTCTTGAAGCAGTTATGGATGATCCATTAACTAAAATTAAAAAAGCTCAAGGTGCTGGTGTTTCAGTAGAGTGGGACCGTGCTTTTCCAAATTGGAGAGATTGGAGAGTATTTGGTCCTCTTGCTATTCCCGGTCTTCCTCTTCCTCCCGGTATTATTGATGTTACTCTTGGTACAATAGCAGATGCAGTAGAAAACGTAGGTAAAGATATAAAAGATGGTGTAACTTCTGTTGGTGATTTTGTCCAAGGCGTTCTTAACGGAGACATTACATTAAAAGATATATACGATGGAGTAGTAAAAAAAGTAAAGTCTGTTTCATCTGGAGCTACTACTGATCCTTGGGGCGGTACTGTTGGTGGTTTTGGGGGTTGGGTTAGATCAATACTAGGTGGTAGTTTAGGTGGTCAAATTCTTACTGGTATTTATGATGATGTAAAAGATTTAATTAACCCTGAAGATTTAGGTTTTCCTGTTCCGGGTGGAACAGATGAAGATGAAGAAAAAGAAACTCCAGAAGATCGTTTTATTCAACTTTTAGGAACTACTCAAGATAATCTTGCAGTTGATTCTGATTTATTTGGTACGGCTGACATTACTGCGGATGATGATACTACTGTTGGTGGTGATACAACTAAAGATATTACTAATTTACTTGGCGGTACTATTGCTCAATTAGATACTACTCCTGTTGTTGATACTACTCCGGGTGGTACTGCTACTGGGGATGACATTACAAAAAAAATCACTACTCTTCTTGGCGGTACTATTGCTCAGTTAGATAATACAGGTACTCCTCAAACAGTAACTACAGAAGTTGGTGGGGGTGGGACTATAGTAGAACCGCCTCCTCCTGTGGTTATTGATCCGGGTGGTCCTCCTCCTATAATTGTTGATCCAGAAGAGCCTGTAGAGCCACCTCTTATTGTTGATCCGGGTGGTTATGTTGATCCAGAAAACCCTCCTCCTATAGTTGTTGATCCGGGTGGTTATGTTGATCCAGAAAACCCTCCTCCTATAGTTGTTGATCCGGGTGGAGTTGTCGACCCTGAAAGTAGCGGTGGTGGTGGTGCTGTTGGGGGTAGTGACGGTATGTTTGAAGGAGCTATGCGAGGGCTTAGTTATATGCCACAAGTCTTACCCGGAGTTAGACAGCCACCGCGTTTAGATGCTATGGGCAGTCTTAATATGCTTATTGATGGTCTGCTAACAGGAAGAAGAGCATGACATACTTAGATATAGTAAACAACGTACTCAGACGATTACGTGAAGACACAGTAACAACTGTTAGTGCCAACACGTACAGTGCTATGGTTGGTGACTTTATTAACGATGCAAAGCACATGATTGAAGATTCTTGGGATTGGTCACATCTAAGAAGTACGTTGACTATTACTACTGCTGCTGATGATTATACGTACTCACTAACAGGCAGTGGCGATAAAGGAAAAGTACTTAACATTATAAATGATACTTCTAATTTTGTTATGCAGTACCAGCCTCAGACTTGGTTTGATGAACAGTTTTATGTACAGACTCCTGTTTCTGGTTCTCCTCAGTACTTTACTTATAACGGTGTAGACGGTAGCGGTGATGCACAGATTGATGTGTACCCTAAACCTGACGGTGTGTACTCTATCAAAGTTAAAGTTGTACACAGAAACGTACCGTTGACTAGTGACTCTGACACATTGGCTATTCCTAGTCAACCTGTTATTCACATGGCAGTAGCTTTGTTGGCTCGTGAACGTGGTGAAACAGGCGGTACTTCTGCTCCTGAATACTTTGCTATTGCAGACAGATATCTTGCAGATGCTATTGCTCTTGACGCACAAAGACATCCAGAAGAAACCATCTGGTTTACACCGTAGGAGTACGTATGGCACAGCCACTACAAAGCATTAACTTAGTTGCTCCTGCGTTCAAGGGGATCAACACAGAGGATTCTCCGCTTGCACAGGATACGTCTTTTGCGGAGATTGCAGACAACGCTATTATTGACAGACGAGGACGATTAGCTTCACGTAAGGGTAACGCTGTTTTAACCACAGACAAAACTGTGCTGGGTACTGACTACCTCCACAACATCCACGAGTTTTACGACGGTGCTGGTAACGAGGTAATCTTTAGCACTGGCAACAACAAGATTATGACAGGTACGACTACACTGGTTGACGCTACGCCGGGGTCGTACACAATTACAGATAACGATTGGAAGATATTTAACTTTAACGATCACGCTTACTTCTTCCAACGTGGCTACGAGCCTCTCGTGTACAGCAACAGTTTAGGTGCAGTTACTAAGATGTCCAGTGTTGCTGGTGCGTCTGTAACTTCTGCACAGTACGCCAACGAAGCTATAGGTGCTTACGGACGAGTGTGGTGTGTAGGTAACGCTACTAATGACAACACGATCTACTGGTCTGACTTATTAATAGGACACGATTTTTCTGGTGGATCTAGCGGATCTATTGATGTGTCTAAGGCGTGGCCTAACGGGTTTGACAAGGTTGTAGCTATAGCGGCACACAACGGACTGCTAGTGGTGTTTGGTGAAAACAATACGCTGGTGTACGGTGGTGCAGAGAGTCCAGCAACAATGGCTATACAGGACACCATTCCCGGTGTTGGCTGTGTAGACAGAAAGAGTGTACAGAACATAGGAACAGACTTGTTGTTTTTAACACAGACAGGTCTTAGGAGCTTAGGACGATCTATACAAGAGAAGTCCTTGCCTATTACCGACTTGAGCAGAAACATCAAACAGGAACTGATTGCTAACACGCTGGGTAAAGCAGAGCCAGTTAGTACAGTGTACAGTCCTGAGAACTACTTCTATCTTCTGTGCTTTCCTGATCTCAACCTCGTGTACTGCTTTGATGTACGAGGCACACTGGAGAACGGTGCGTACAGGGTAACACGATGGCCTAGTGTGGACTTCAAATGTTTCCACAGGGACAGAAACGGTGACATATACATAGGCACAACAGCGGGTGTAGGAACGTACAACAACTACTTTGACAACGGTAATATTTATCGTTTCCGTTATTACAGTCCCGGATTGAGCTTTGGCGACCCATCTAAGATTAAGATGTTGAAAAAGATTAGACCTACAATTATTGGTGGTAACAACGCAGACATATTTCTCAAGTGGTCTTACGATTTTTCAACAGCAACCAGCACTAGCACGTTTAGAACTAGCAGTGCTACACCCGGATTCTACGGACAGTCTGAGTACAACGTAGCAGAGTTTTCAGAAGAAGGCACAATCATTAGTCGTTCTTCTATTAATACGACAGGCTACGGTTCAGTAATCAGCGTTGGTCTTGAGACAGACATCAACGGTTACGCACTGTCCATACAGGAAATGAATGTACTAGCACTGATAGGTAAAACGCTATGATAGATTATAATAAGAAAAGAGGGGCTTACTAATGGAAGAAGAAGAAAGCGGAATTGGTAAGTTTTTAGGCGGTCTTCTTGGTCCTCTTGTTGGTGGTGCGGCTATTGCAGGGGGTTCTGCATTAACTAAATCTGCTTACGACAGGCTAGGAGATATTGGAGAACAAGCTGTTCTAGGCACTACGGTAGGCGATAAAGTTATTCCCGGTGCAATAGGAATGGCTGAACAAGCATTAGCTTTGTCTCAGTTTAAACCTTATACGTTGACCACAGGGACAGGTGGCACATTTGGATATACTCCAGAGCTTGATCCTACTACTGGTGTTGTTACTAGTTTAACTCCTAGTATGACTCTTTCTCCTGCTGAAGCCGCTATTCAAAACCAATTACTAGGAACAGCAACTACACGTTTGTCTTCTGCTGGCCCTCTTGGTACTACTTTGTTAGGAGAGGCTGGTCAAGAAGCTATAACTGCTGGTCGTATTGGTCTTGGTGCTGATCCGTTTGGTTTAGCTCAACAAGAAGCAGCAGCACAACAAGCATTTGGTCTTGGTGGTCAGTTCATGGGTCAAGCTGGTATGCCTATGAGTGCTAGAGAACAAGATGTGTACAACCGTATTAGAGCTACACAGCTTGGTGAAGAAGAAAGGCAACGGCTTGCCTTAGAAGAGCGTCTGTTTGCTCAAGGCAGAGGTGGTGTTCGTACTTCTATGTTTGGCGGTACTCCAGAACAATTGGCTTTATCACAAGCACAAGAAGAAGCTCAGAACAGAGCAGCCCTTATGGCTATGCAACAAGCACAAGCAGAGCAAGCCCAGCAAGCTGCACTGGGAGCACAATACGCTGGACTAGGTTCTGGTCTTGCAGGACAACGGCAGGCTATGGAAACAGCACAACAGGCTCAAGCATTGCAGGCTCTTGCTGGTGGTGCTGGTTTGTTAACTAATCGTATGGGTCTACAACAAGCTCAACAACAGCTAGGTCTTGGCGCGCTAGGCGGTGCATACGTACCACAAGCACAGCTTCTGAACGCTATTCAAGCTACGTCACTGTTCCCACAGTTACAGCAGCAGGCACAGTTGTTTGGTACTGGTCAGTACGGTGAGACTATGATGAGTGGTCTTGAGGCTAGACTGATTGCTGAACAAGCTAGGGCTAACTTGCTGGGTGGTATTGGTTCAGGAGTTCTTGGTGGTATGTTCTCTCCTGTTAAAACGGATGACGGAATAGGATCTTTGTTTGGTTCCCTTCTTAGTGGTATTTTTGGATAAAGGCTAGGTGAATAATTATGGCTAGGTTTTCACAAACATTTTTACAGGGTCTACTCCAACCTTCTTATCAGCAAGGTTTGTTTGAAGCTGCTAAAGGAGTAGGACAAACTCCGGGTATTATGGCTTTAAACCGCCAGCAAAAAGAAGACGCAGAAAGAATGAAGCGTATGACGCCTGTTGAGCAGGCTGACTATATGCTTTCAAAAGCTAAAACACCTGATCAAATTCTTGCTGCCCAAACTGCAAAACGAACGGCTGTGCAAACAGCAGGACAAGAAAGTTTAGCTACGTTACAACAGCGTATGGCTGATGCTCAACGAAGAATGTCTGAGTTTTCTGCTCTAGGTAATCAATCTAGAGTTGAGGCTGTTAAAGCTGAAATGGAATCTTTAGAAGAAGCTATGGTTGCTGTATCTCGTCAAACAGGCCAATCTAATATGACTCAGTTTATTGGCGAAGCTGATAGACAAGAAGCAGCAGTACGTCAAGCTGAGTATGATGCTATTAATAATCAAGCAACTGTATTAGGTAACAGACTTAAATTAGCTAAAGCTAGTTTAGATCAATATGCTTATGGTTCAGATGAGTATAAAGCACAAGAAGAAAAACTTAAAGCGCAGGGTTTACAACGCGCTGTTGACATGGCTGAACAAGAACATCTTGAACTTGAAACATCTAGGGCAGAACATATTGAGCGTATTGGTAGACAACCAACTGCTAAAGAAATACAAGAAATGGAAGCTAATGGTATTGAGGTTCCTAAAGACGCTTTAGGGCAAAAAGTAGCTTGGAGATCTTACTCTAAAAGTAAGTTAGAAAAAGAAATCGCGGCTGCTACTTCTGCTCTTGATCCAGTAAAGTCAACAAGAGCAGAAGGTGTTGTAAGTTTTGTAATGAATCGTATTGCAGCAGAAGGAGACTATGTAGATATATTATCTGATGATATAACTTCTGTTATAGAAGATTTAACAGACGAACAAAAAAGTGAAATAGCTGACTTAATTACGGGAAAAGCAGAAGCAGAGGTTCGTCCTATTGTTGAAGCATGGTTACGCACAAATTACCCAGAACCCTTTAGAAAATCTGAAGCGTTTGTTAAACAACGAGATGCAAGAATACGATCTCAAGGAGAGGCTTTAAGGTTAGTGTTTGAGGCTAACCCTAATCTTGATCCTAACGATCCTGTTGATGTGCGTTTAGTAGAACAACGATTAAAAGAAGAAGCAAAGACTGATCTTGATGTAGAAACTGGTGTAGGAACTTCATTTATTCCGTCTGTAGCATATTAATAATTTGGTGTTTAATATGGAATCAAGAGCATATACTCAGCTATCTCATGTTATACAGTCTGGAGAAACTCCAAAACAGGTTGCGGATAAGTTTGGTGTTTCTGTACAAGAGTTGATTGCATATAACAGCCCTGTTTTAATAAATAAAGAAACTGGTAAGCGTTCTTGGAATGCGGGTGTTGTTGTGCGTGATCCAAAACATACCAGAGCTAAAGTTGAGGAAGCAATTAAGTACGGTGCAACAGCAGAGCAATTATCTTCTGCTCTTAAAATACCTGTTAAAGACGTTGTAAGGCGTTTTGGTGCTTTAAGAAAAGATGAACTTCAAGATATACCAAAACAAACAAAAAAACTTACTCAAACTTTAGAAGAAATTAAAGTCCCAAAAAGATCAGGAAGATTTACTGAAGTAGAAGTATCCGCACAACGTGTACCTGAACAAGCACTAGCAAAAATTAAAGTACCTGAACGTGCTAAAAAGATATTGCTTGAGGATATTGAAGTACCTCAACGTAGTCGTGTTCCTGAAGAAACTGTTGGTCCTATATCTGTTCCTAAAAGATCAGGTCGTTTTCCTGAAGTAACTGTTGATGCACAGCGTGTACCTACAGAAGCACTAGCAAAAGTCAAAGTACCTGAACGTGCTAAGAAAATATTACTTGAAGATATCAAAGTACCTGATAGAGAACTAGTACCTACAGAAGCACTATCAAAAGTCAAAGTACCTGATAGAGAACTAGTACCTACAGAAGCACTATCAAAAGTCAAAGTACCTCAACGTGGTGGTAGATTTCCTGAAGTAACTGTTGATGCACAACGTGTACCTGAAGAAGCGTTAAGTCCTGTCTCTGTACCACAACGTAATTTAGTACCTGAACAGGCTCTTGCTGAAGTTACTACACCAGAAAGACAGTTAGTTTCAGAAGAAACAGTAGCACAAACGCCAGTAAAGTCTGGTGAAATTGTGATACCTCAAGAAGCTCTTAATAAAATTTTACCTTTTAAATCAGAAAAAAAATTAACTAAAATAGTTATTCCTCAAGAAGCTATAGATATTCGTAAACAATTAGCAAATGAAGAAGGAAAAAGACTTTCAGAATTAGTTAAACAAGCAGGAGAAGGTGTTACTTTTGGATTGTTAGGTGAGTTAGCTGCTGCTGTTGAATCTGCTACTACTGATAAAACATATGATAGAGCTAAAGCTGAATATGAAGTAGCCCGCGAGCAGTTTATAAAAAACAACCCTGAACTATCTCAGATAGGGACTGCTGCTGAATTTTTAGGTACATTAGGAACTGGCGTTGCTTTATCTAGAGGGTTAACTAAACTTGGTATATATTCTTTAGCTGACCAAGGTTTAGCTGAAGGTGTAGTGTATGGTCTTGCATCTGGTGAAGGTGGAGAAGGTCGTGTTGCAAGTGCTTTGTTGTATGGCGGCTTTGGTAATATTCTTGGAAGAGGTTTTGACAAACTTCTTGAGCCTTCTTTTGTTGGTAGGTTTAGAACAATAGAAGAGTTTAACACTGAAAGAGCAAGGCTACAAGAAAAATTAGCTAAAGAAGCTAGAGTACAACGTGCTCCTACAGACATTACTGATGAAGAACTTGCTACTCAATTATTGTTGCGAGACATAGAATATCTTGGTGATGTAGTAGGACGGCAAGGTGCTTTGCCAAAAGAACTTCCTAGTTTTTATAAACGCATGGTAGGTTACGCTGAAAATATGGGCGTAGATATGCGTCAATTAAATAAAGTTATACGTTCTAATAAAACTATTAAAGGGTTGCGTTCTAAACTAGATGAGCCGTTTGAGACTTTAGATGATATGGCTTTGCTACGTCAAGATTTATTAGATATGACAACTGGTCGTTTGTTGTCTGATGTAGGACGTACTATTCCAGCAGCACAAAATACTATTGTTAGGTTTAGACGTTTAGCATCTCCTCTTGCTACTCTTGCTGAAGAAACTGTTGGGGTCTCTTTTTCTCAGCGTCTTATCAGGGCAATGAACAGGGTAACTAGACAGCAAGCAGATCTAGATAATATGTGGAAAGGTATGGAACCGTTCCGTGAACTAGCAGAAACAAACATAAAGTTTAATGATTTGTTGTTAGACGCTGTTAACCCTCGTTTATCTTTAGAGTTTAAAGAAAAATCTTTACAAGCTGCTATGAATATAGCTAGGTCAAAGATAGGCAAAGGCGCTCCAGAAAGATTACAAAAGTTTTTTGATGACAACATAGAGTTTTCTAAGCGGTACAGAAGAGAAGTTACAGCGGGTGATGTTACTCCTATTTGGATGCACTCCTCACCTCAATCAGTTATGCGGGATGCTTCATTAAGAACGTATAGAGATAAGGCTGCAATTAAAGCAGAAGATGCAGCGTCTAAAAATGTTCAACGTCCTTCTATGAAAGAGTGGCGCAAGCGTAATGCTGAAAAAGCACCAGAAGATCAACAAGAGTATGCAAACATTTTTGATTCTCATTGGACATGGCAGCGTCAGACTTTAACAAGAATGGAAATAGGACAGCAGCTAGGGTTTAGAACAGCAGGTAAGCCTATAGTAGCAAAAGATATTAAAGATTTAATGGGTCGTGCTTCCTCTAAAAAAGAATTAAGGGAAGGTGCAACACCTCTTGAAGCTACTGCCTCATATGAAGCAGGACATTTTCGTTTGTTTGATGACAACATTATTGAAGAAGCCTTAAAGCGTGAAGGATACTCTGCGCTACAGATAAAAAATGCACAACAAATTATTGATGACTTAGGTATTAGTGCTAATAAAGGCATGGCAAGTGAGTTAGAGATAGTACGCAGCCTTGGATATGTAGGTACTATTGCTAATCCTTATGGCGCTCTAATGAACGTGCATGACTTGTTTAACGCATCATTTGAGTTAGGTCTGGGTAACGTAATTTCTGCTGTGTTTAGTAAGAATGGAGTTCGTTTTGATCCTGCTGATATGGGTTTAGCTCGTCAAGTGTTTGGTGAATTTGTACGTAAATCTAGAAAAGGTACTCAAAAAGAAATAGAGGCGCTTGGTGGTCTTACTTCTGGTAATAAATTTATTGAGGGTGCTGCTAAGTTAAGTGAAGACTTGCTTGAGTGGTCTATGAAATGGTCTGGTTTCTCTAAGTTAGATCAGTTTGGTAAGAGCCGCATCATGGGTGCTTCTTTTAACAGAGCAAGACAAGATATAGCTGATGGTAGCTTTGATGCTAAGTGGCAGTACAGCTTTAGTAAACCTGAAATAGATCAATTAAAGCGAGACATAGCTGCTAATAATATAGACAGTGAGTTAGTGCGTGATCTTGTTATGTTTGATTTGTTCAGACTACAGCCTATTAACGCTGCGGCACAAACAGGTGCAGGACTTGCTAATCCAAACGCTAGAATTTTTTATATGCTAAAAGGTTTTGCTATCAAACAATTTGATTTGATGGAGAGAAGAATAATTAAAGAGTGGCAAGCTGGTAACAAAAAACAAGCATTAGAAAATTTAGCTAAGTACATTTTTATATCTGGCGGGGGTTACGGTGTTGTTAACGAGGCTAGGCAAGTCTTGAAAGGAGAAGCTCCTGACCCAGAAGAAGCAGCAGTATCTGCTTTGTATCAAGTAGGTTCTGTTCTTACGTTTGGTGCTATGGGTGCTAATGATTATGGTTACGACAAGTTTATGAACGATCCTTTAACAGCTATGGCTTCTAACTTACTTCCACCAGTAGGTGCTTCTCTTCCCGGTGCTGTAATAGAAGATATAGCAGATGCTTTTAGAACTGGTGATCCTTTACCTGATGAAACAATATATGCTTTACCCATTGTAGGTAAAACACTGCAAGGAGTATTTAAAGAATGAACGACGATAAACACACAGTCAGTTACACATCTCACGACTATCACAGTATGTGTCAGCGTTCTAAAGAGCGCATCAGAAAGATGCAGCAGGAAGGAATACCTACGCCCCATGACCCGAAAGACAAGCCAGAGGACGTAGGCAAGCGTGATGGTTACTCTATGATCTTCATTTCATAACGCACCTGCGTTGCTATAGTTCGCAGTTGTTACCTGTACAGGCCAGTTGTTGTGATCCTTCGGTCATGTCGCTGGCCTCTTCTATATCCCACGATATTTCCTTTGGAAAGTATTTAGCTATCTTGTTGTATGTTTTCGTATCAATAGGTTCATATGGTGCTTGTTGGTACGTGTGGTCTGAGTACGGCAAAAAGCTAATACCAGATACCTTATCGAACTTGTTATACAACCACTGTCCCACCTCTAAGAACTCGTTGTCACGGTAGTAACAAGTCATTGACGGCTTGTGTTCACACCATTCATCCTGATATATCTCCCACAGTTCTAGCTGCTCCATAGCACCCATCTCATTAGCCGTTACTGCATCTTTAGGCGAGGCAATAGGAAACGAGAATACTTTTGTGGTTGGGCTAGTTATATCTTGCTCTACAAACTTAAACTTAATTGGGTTGTCGTTTGAGTCGTAGTCTAGGATGATTTCAGGGTTCTCACCAAATGCTTCTTCTAACACGGCGCATAATGGATCACGAGCATCTGCGCGTACTCGTCGAATATACTGTGCACTATAACGAGGATGGATACCACTAGCGCTATCGACCAACTGACTAACAGTACCCGAAGGCTTAACAGCGGTAATAGCAGTAGACACGTTGATACCCAATCTGCCAGCCCACTCTTTGTTAGTCTTGATAGCTTCCTGTCGCATAGCTCTGAGCCACTTCTTGAGTTCATTCTTGTCTCCTCTTCCTGACAACATGGGATGATCCATGATACCTGTCAGCGACACACCAAGCAGTGCTTCCTCTTCTGTGTTTGTTTTCCAGATGTTTCGTAGGTAACGGAAGTCAGTCAAGGTAGCTTGTAAAGTTCCAAGGATAGTCGCAATCCGTACTTTTCGTTTGAGACTAGCGAGCGTATCGGTTGACCTGACAACAACCTCTGATAGATTACAGAATTGGTAGGGTCGGAGGATGATTTCACTACATGGATTAGTTCCAAAATCATAGGTAGCATCTCTTCGTTCGTTTCTTGCAGCTTGCTTCTGACTAGCCACTCTAGAAAAGACACCTCGCTCACCGGATCGTGATTCATATAAACTAGTCCACTCGTTAAGGAACGCCTCAAAGTCTGGCTTCTCTGTGTAACACGCAGAGTTGTTAGCTAGTCCACGCTGGGGGTTATCTACCCACCACTGACCATGCTTACAACGTCTGAGTCTGTCATCTGTGAGGTTACTGAGGCTGATGAGGGCTGATCGTCTGACTCCTCCAACGACGACGATTTGAGCAATCTTGCAGCAAAGATCGTGGCATTCAACGGAGCTAAGTTTTCGTCCAGACGCTCCCCGAAAGAGGTCAACTGTGAATCGGAACAGTTCGAGCAAAGGCTCTGGACCCGATGCTCTACCTCCAAAAACCCTGAGCGGGGAACCTGAAGGTCGTACTCTGCTAACGTCCCATCTGGGAACCTGACCTGAAT